CATGCGCCTTCGGATCGGCAACACGGAGATGGGACTTGGTGGGGCGTACATTTCCAACATGCGAATGTTGGCCCGTGTTTCAACGGGTGTTGCGGACGGAGAGTTCACAGAACCTCTTCTTCAATCAGTACGAGGAATGGTTGCTCCGGCCACAGGAGTCGGCTGGTCTCTTCTGACACATGAAGATTATTTCGGAGACCCCATCTATACCTACCCCGGCATGTCAACGCTGGTTGCAGAAAGGCTGTTGCCCTTCTGGATGGCACCCTATGTGACGGACGGGTTGATTGATTCGCTCGATGCGACGAGTGATGACAAGGACTTCCTTGATGAGCTAGGCAAGAGAATGCCCGGCCCAGCACGACTCGGAGCAGGGTTGGCTGGATTGCGTGAGTCCCCGGCGTACCCACGAAACCTGGTTGCCCAGGATCTCTTTCAGAAAGAGTGGAGAGATATCGAGGACCCCTATCAGAAAGATATGGTTAGAAAAATTGCACAGGAGAACTATGCGGAAGACGCAACAGAATTTACCAAGGCACGACAGGAAGAGTTGAGCAAGCTGGAAGAGCTTGCAGAACGTGACGATATTTCCGTACAGAAACGACTCAATGAATTCTTCAAGATTCGCAATGTCTACCGGGGGATTCGTGAGGGTCTTGAGCGCGGGATGGGTATCGAGTTCAAGGAACGCAAGGACAACACACCGAACGAGGAAGCGCTGGAGAGCGTCTATGATCTCTATGATGACTATGATGCAGACACATATGACGAGGAATACGCCAAGCTGCAAGAACAATGGTCACAGGAGATGCGTGATTTTGTCACGAGAAATCTCAATCGGTATCGCATTCCAGAGAAACTCTTCTACCAACTCCCTGCTTCGGTGAAAGACAACTACGTGGAATCACTTGAACTCCGGAAAGCGCATCTGGAATCGATTGGACGACAGGACCTCATAAACCCCATGGAGAAGGCATATCTCCCGTCTGCATTGCAGACGCAGGGGATCGCTGACTTAAGGAAAATCCATGCGTCACAAATTGAATATGTTGTGACGGACGACGCGATTCAAAAATATATCGAGCAGCGTTTCCCCCGGGCGTTACACCCATATATCAAGGAATATGTGGATGGAGACAGGGATCAAAGAAACAAGCTCATGTCCGACCTGCAAAACAGGTCGATTTATTCGCAGGTGAAAACTGCTTATGACTTGGCAGAACGAGACCTCAAGCGCAAACAGGTAGAAATCATCAACAACGATATTCGTGCTGGGGGAGACCTCGAACTCATGCTCTGGCTCCATGACAAGCATCCATTTGAATCACGGAGACGCGATGATCCCGTCTTCCTCAAGAAGTATAACGACTGGCTCAAAGAAAGAGAATCGGTTGAAGCAGCGTGACATTCTTTACGCATGTAGTACTATAGGGGAAGGAATGTACTAGATAGGGTATGGGAGGAAAGAAGATATGACAACAAATGCAGAGAACCAGACAGCGCCCCCAGAGGCTCCAGCAGCCCCGGTAGAGGCGCCTGCCGAGCAGCAGGGTGGACTTCTCGATATTACGACAGATGACCAACTGGAGATCGAATCTCCAGAACCCGTCGTCGAGGATTCTCCCACAGAGGAACCCGTTGTTGGTGACGCTCCTGATGCAACCACCACCACGCAGGCTGCCCCCGCAGACCCACCAGAGATTCCGGCACAGACGACCGCTCCTGGTCCGCAGCAACAGCAGGTCTCACAGGCTGAGGTTGAGGAGCTACAAAGGCGACGACAAGAGGAAACACAGAGAGCGTTCCGTGATGACTTGGGACGCAAGGCCCGCACCTATGAGCAGCAACTGACGGATGCCGGATATCTTCCGGAGCAAGCACGGGCGCAGGCCAAACAATATATGCAGAACGAGATGCGGTCGCAACAACAGGAGCAGAAGGCTCTCGATCTCGTTGGATTTGTGGAAGGGCGACAGATGGCAGCTCTCCACTTTATGGAAAAGAATGGGCTTGCTGACAAGCAATTTGTATCAGACTATCAGGCTCTTCTTAGCAGTGCTGATCCGCAACAGATGGAGCGTGAAGCACAACGCATGAAGAAAGAGCGTGATACGGATCAAGAGCTTGCCCGTCTCAGGCAGGGCCAGGTACCACCACAGACCTTCGACAACAGTCAAGGCGCTGCGGAGGCATCAACTTCAGATGACCGTCTTTTGACCGCGTACCTTAATGGTGATCGGTCACAGGCGGCAACAGAAGCAGCGCGAAGAATGACGTTCGGAAGTTAAGAAGGGGGATTCAATATGGCTCAGACAGCCACGACGGGAAATTTAGAGAACGCACAAAAGATTATCATTGCGAGTTCTCGTTACACGGAGGAGCATAACGCTCCAGCAATGGCGCTCATCGAGCAGTTTAACTTGCCGAGTGGCAGTAAACAGGTGACCGTTCCCAAGGTCAGCCAGATGTCTGTGAACGACCTCGTAGACGGCGTGGATATCGTTGACGAAGAAGATATCGGCATGACGACGGTTGATCTCACCGCATCTGAGGTGGGAGCAAAAATCATTCTGACGGACAAGTTAGTCCGGCAGAGCGCGGAGAACGTGTTCTCCATGATTGGTCGCCAGCTCGGTGATGGAATGGCCCGGAAGAAAGATACAGATGTAATCGCTCTCTGGCCAAACCTTAATGACGGAACGTCCCTCGGTCTAGATGGCCGGAACATGAATGTGGCGAACACACATGCCATAATCAGCAACGCCAAGGCAAATAAGTTCGGTAACCAGCTCTACATTGTTCATCACCCGAATGCTGTTGCATACCTTTCCAAGGATGGGGCAACCGTTGCTTCAGCCGCAGGAGCCGGAGGCGGTGAACTCACCAGTGGATTCAGTGTCGATCTCTTGAAGAACTTCTACAGCGGATTACGACCAATCAACAATGTTCCGATCTTTGAAGATGGAAACATTGCCAAAATATCCGGTCAGGATTCGGGATATGGTGTCATTGCAGACAAGACAGCAATGGCCGTCTTGAAGAGCGTTGATAGCCGCTCAGAGCGCCAGAGGGATGCGTCTCTCCGGGCAACTGAGGTCGTATTAACAAGCGACTACGGTGTCTTTGAATTAGATGATGACCGTGGCGCATCAATCATTTTTGAGATTGGCGACCTTGCAACGTCATAATTGAGGAGTAACAGATGGCAGGGATAACGGAGCGGAATCAACAGAAGCTGGACCTGGCCAACGTCGGGTATTCATTGAAATACATTGACGAGTGGCAGCCGAAGACAACTCTGTACAGGCATAAAGCCAGCTTGAATGTTGAAGGTGAAATAGTCAGAGAAGTTGGAACGACAGTTGGTAATGTTCCCGGTAGCCCTGATTATGTGTTACGCAAGGCACGGATCGGTTTGTTCCAGTGGCCTCCCAGCGATGGGTGTGTCTGTCCTTGGTGCCAGGAACCTTCCAAGGCTCCCAAGGTAGAAAAACAAGAAACTGGTGGGGAAGAGAAGAATACTTCCCCATCAAAACTGGGCCCACATTACAAAGGTTGAATAGCTAGGTGTAACGATTGGCCGAGCCTAGCGACAAAAAAAGTATCGGCTTATCGCGGGGCATAAGAACCCGTAAGAAAGGACGAATTGATGTCATTTCCACAAACGATTATGGGAAAATGGGGATGGGAACAAGTTACCACTACCGCTAAAAAGCATAAGCTGGGAACTAGGATGCAGATTGCAGACACAGAGTATATCTATGCATCTACTGGAGAGGCGGTTATTGCTGGTCAACTAATGGAGGCTCCTGCTCTCCTAGCTACCGATGATGATGACCTCACAGTTGCAACTACCGGCTCCGCAGGCGGTACTACTGTAGGTATCACTTTTGGCGCATCAGTTACTAAAGACGAATATGCTGATGGGATTCTTTTCAGCAACGTAGATGCTAGCACTGCCCTTGGGTGGAGATATAGGATCAAGGGACACCCTGCTGGTACGTCTGACGTAACAGTAACTATAGACCATGAAGATGGGTTCATTACTGAGATTCTTGCCGGTACTGCTAAAGCTGGTGCATTCAAGAGTTTCTATGAGGGAGTCCTTCAGTCGAATACAACTCCTGTAGGTCCAGCGATTGGTGTAACCGTTTCTGACATAGCCAGTGGTAGTTACGGATGGCTTCAAGTAAAGGGTCCGGGAGTTTGCTTGATACAAGGTACTCCGGCACCGGGTGCAGGATTAATGAGGTCTGATGCCACTGAAGGTGCGATGGAAGACTTTACAGAAGGTAGTGCAACTCTATGGGGTTGCCTTGGTCAAATGGGAAAGACTACTGCCGTCAATGGTGAATACCACTCAATATTCTTAAATATAGTTTAATGCCCATTGATTTATGGACACCACAGGGGGTCGTTCCGGTTGGGACGACCCTTGTGGGCGGTAACAAGGAAACAGGATCAGGAATTGTTTCTCACCGCTTTACTTTGAAAGCGAAAGACAAGTTTGGTGTTGAGCATGTCACTCGTGTCGAAATCCTAGCGGATAAAGATACCTCTAAAGAGCAGATCGAAGACATGATGGCCAACTCAGCCGAGGCTTTCGTGAAGGAAGTACGTGAGAAATATGACAAGAGGCGCCCAACCGCTGATGAGAAGAAGGAAATCGGGAAGATACTCGAAGACTTTCGGAAGCAGGCGATCAAGCGCAAGGAATCAACGAACAATACTTTATACTATCAGGTGAAATAATATGACTTCAGGAAATGGAATTGATGTTCAGGTCCAGCCGCAGGATGTGCAGGAAGTGCTGAAGAACAACGCACTTTTTGCCGTACAGGTTGAGAATGCAGCGATGCGACGCACGATAGAAGAACTGATTGCTCGTGTTCACGAGCTGGAGAATGGGGCAAGCGACAAGGAGGAATGATATGCCAGCAGTAGGAAAGCGGAAGTTCCCCTATACGAAGTCCGGGAAGAAAAAGGCAAAAGCCTTTGCCAAGAAGACCGGAAAGAAGATGAAGAAGGCGAAGTACTAGGAGTGATCCATGCCCGTGATACAAGGCCGGACACGCGAACAGATACGACAGCATGTCGGTTACGCTCTGGGCGCTCTCTATGTAAGCGCTGCCAGTGAAACTGGAGCAGTAGGGAAAAATACTCTCGTTGACTCAAGCCTGGTTCTCGGAGGGAACGACAACCATATTGGGAAATGGATTCGATTTACAAGTGGGTCCAATGATGAAGAAATACGGCGTGTTACAGACTCAACGATTACCGACAATAAAACAACACTTGCGTACATGCCAGCCTCATCGGCGCAGACAGCTTCAGAATCCTATGAACTATGGGATGTTGCGTACAACCCATCCATCATCGATGATTTCATTAACCAGAGCCTGATCTCGGCAACAGGCAACGCCTATGATCCCATTGAAAACATTGCGCTCCACGGAGATGGGAAGACCACACGCTTTGATATTCCAAGTGATATCTCCATGATCAACAAGATCGAGTACAGGGACAAGATCAGTAGTAAACGGATTCATGCGTGTGCCACTACATTTGACGAAGTGTCTGCCCCAACAGGATTCACCCTGTCGCTTGACACGAAAGATAAAAAACAGGGAACCCAATCGTTAAAAATTGCACTTGCTGCCGGGGCAAGCGCGGGTGCATTTATTGCAGATTCTATTACTTCTACCGATATCTCGGCCTACGACACTATTGAGATGTGGATCAAAGTCACAGGGATCGGTAGCGCTCTTGTTGCCGGTAATATCAAATTACACCTTGATGATGGCACGGTTACAGCCGATGGAAGCGACAAGGAAAGCCTGAACCTCCCAGCTATATCACCGGATACGTGGACTTTCGCCAGAATGTCTTTAGCGAATCCAGAGGTAGACACGGCTATTGTCTCTGTTGGTCTTGAACATGATGCCGATCTTGGTGCAGGTGTCACGATATGGATTGACGACATTGTCGCGGTTGCCAATGACACGGCTGAATGGGAAACACTCCCTCGACGGAACTGGCGCATCGATAAAGAGGCGCGGGATCTCATCCTGACCCGTGATGGACAGGATACAATCGGCTACCATCTGATGAAAATCAAGGGTGGCGACAAGCCAGCCCTGCTTGGGTCTGATGACACAGGCACTGAGGTTAGCGAGAACTTCGTGATCGCCAATACGGTGAACTTGGCGTTGATTTCAACGTCAGGTGGCCCAGCAACAGACCCTGACGCAAAGCGGCAGCTTTCTGCGTACTGGGCGGCCCAGACAGAAAGAGCGCGAAAGGCATTACCATTCTTGGTGAATGCGCGGTCAGTTGAATAATGCCTGCCTCAGTGATTGATAGCAACGAAATATATTTGAATGATACCTATTTCCCGACGACGAAGCCTGTTCGCAGTGTCCTCGCATCGCTGTACCCGGCAAAGGTCGTCATCGGCGATACGTCAAAGGACGATCAGCTTCGATCCTCGATTGTTGCATGGTCGGACTGGCGTGGAGGGATCGGCATCAACCGCATGGAGGGTGCGGGTGAGGTATCACGGGCGTGGTATTCCACTGCCCAGCTCCGCTACAAGAACCATCTCGTGTTGCCAGGACTTGCGACAGAATCGACAGCCCCATCACATGGATTGACGGATGCAACGATTGGCGCCATCAACACATATGGCGACGAAGTGTACGCTGCATGGAATGGAAGCAACAGCGAGAACGCAAAGATTTTCAAGTACAACAACACGGGTGATAGCTGGGGCAGTGCGCTGGATGAAACAGAAGATCAGGTCACAGATTCTGTTGTCTTCACGGATGCTTCAGGAAATTCGCACCTTGTGTTTGCACATTATGACGCCAATGGGAGTGGGTACACGCATTACGACGGATCGTCATGGACATCGAATGATGCAAAGGATACGCAATTTCTGACTGTCTGGGATGATCGCCTCTGGGGAATTAGCTATACTGGTCAGCTTTGGTACGCGACAACCATTGGAACAGAGGTTGATGATGCCGTTCTTCCCTTACCGGACGGGTCAGTGACGGCAATGTTTGTCGCCCGGAATGCAGCAGGCATTCCAAACATCTATGTTGCAACAAAAGAAGGACTCTTCATGCACAACGCGGATAACGCACGGTTTGAAGAGACGCAAATGGAGTTCCCGATTCATTCAGAGAACGGAAAGGGAACAACCCGATGGAGGGATTCTGTCTACATTCCGAGCGGTCTAGTGCTTTATAAATATATCAACGGGAGCAACAGTGC